AGATGCAGAATAAATAAAAGAAACGAATTAGGAAGAGACTTAGATGCCAATTTCAAAGATTAAAGGTAACGCAATCAACGATGATGCGATTAACTCTGACCGTATTGACGAGAACATTGAGTTCACTGGAAGTCACTTTAAGTCTGCCAGTGGAACTACGGCCCAAAGGCCAGGTTCTCCAGCAGAAGGATATTGGCGTTATAACACAACTCTTGGTATCCATGAACAATATACTTCTAACGGTTGGCAAGGTGTTGATGCTCCGCCAACTGTTTCTTCTGCTTCTCCAGCAATCAATGAAGACTCAGACCAAACAATTACAGTAAGTGGTTCTAATTTTAAGTCGGGTTCAGTAGTTTCAATTGAAGGAAATGGTGTTGGTGGTGTTGCGAGACAACTAGTTACAACATATGTAAGTTCATCAGAATTAACTGCTGCAACAAATGGTGATGCTGTTAATTATACTGGCAACGCTTCATACAATATTAAGGTTACAAACCCATCTGGTCTTGCTGCGGTGTTAGAACCCGCTGGAACGATTTCTCAAGACCCAGTTTGGACAACAAGTGCTGGAACTCTAGAGACATTTGCTTTTGGTGAAGATTCAGCAGACCCTATTACTGCAACTGCATCAGCAATTACTGTTGCTGGAACAGACCCAGATGGTGGAACAGTTGCATACTCAGTTCAGTCTGGTTCATCTTTACCAACTGGACTTTCATTAAATTCTTCAACTGGTGCAATTACTGGAACAACTCCAGACCCAGGCTCATACCCAACAACTTATCCATTTACTTTGGAAGCAACAACTGATGGCGATTCTGCAAAGGTTACTCCAAGATTGTTTAATATTATCATTGGTAATAGGACAGTATATGCTGGTTCTGGTGCTTTGGGTGATATTACTATTTCATCTTCTGGAACTATCAATGCATATGCAGCAATTACAAACTCATCTCTATCCACTAGTAATAATTCTTGCACAGTAGATAGTGTATCTGGTTTTAGTGTGGGTGATAAAGTTCTTATTCACCAGACACAGTGTGCAGCCGATACTTCTTTGATTGGTAATATGCAATATACGACAATCACTGGAATTAGTGGTTCAACAATGACATTTGCAGACAACTTTGATTGGGATATTGTTTCTAATGGATATAATACTTCTATTGGTTCTGGTAATGCTGCTCAAGTAGTTTCTATTCCACAATATAATAACCTAACTGTTTCTAGTGGTGGTATTATTTTACCTCGTGGTTGGAATGGTGGTTCTGGTGGTATCATTATTTTTGAAACCAGAGGAACAACAACAGTTAATTCTGGTGGTTTAATTGCTGCTGATGGTATGGGATTCAGAGGTGGTAATGGTGGTGAGTGGGATGCCAACAGAGGACTTGGTGGTTACAAAGGCGAAACTGCTACAGGTGGTGGATTACAATACGGCGGTAGACAGGCGGACGGGTCTAGTGGAACTGCAAATGGTGCTGATGGCCATGTGAATTTACATAGTGTTACTGGTGGTAATGTTAATACTAACGCTGCCGGGGCATCTGGTGGTGTTGGATATGGTGCCGGTGGCGGTAATACCAGTTATGGTTCTGGTGGCGCAGGCGGTGCTGGTGGTTCTTTAACATATAACCATTCAGAATTCAGATATACTCTTGGAGGAGGCGCCGGTGGTGGTGCTTCTGGGTCTAAAGGTAATAGTAATTCTGGAAACTCGCCTGGCGGCGGCGGTGGTGCCGGTGGCGGTATTATTCTAATTCGTTCTGGTTCTTTTGTGAACAATGGAACGGTTCGTGCAAGGCCTGGATATGGAGGTGGTGCATTTGGTGGTTATAGACCAGACCAACCTTCTGGAACTCGTGGTTCTGCTGATGGTGGCGACCCAACTACAAATAGTGGTAACGGTGGTTATAGTGGTAGTCCAACTACTGATAATGGTGGATTCAGTAGCACAACTGCAAACCAAAAAAATGCTCCTGCTGTTTATCCAGCTGGTGGTGGTTCATCGGTTGGTGAGGGTGGTGCCTATGGTTATGGTGGAACTTCGCCAAATGACACTGGTGGACAAGGTGGATGGACAGGCGTTGCTGGTGGTGGTCATGGCGGGGCTGGTTCGTCAAACTCTGTTGATGGTTGCGGCGGCGGTGGTGCCGGCGGTTCTGGCGGTGGCGGAGGCGCCTCTGGGCCAGATATTGGTGCCTCTGGCGGTGGCGGTCAAGGTGGTTCTGGTGGTATTGTTTACATCGAAGCAACTACTGCAACAAACAACGGAACTTGGGCGACCCCTCGTGGAATTGGTGGTGGCGGCGGAGCTTCCTGTGGTGGTGGTTCTTCGCCTGGACACTCTGGTGGTGATGCACAATATAATCCTAACTCTGCAACTGGTTATAGAAACGGTGCATCTGCATACAACTATAATACTAATTCTAACTACTACTCTGGCGGTGGTGGTGCTGCTGGTTATGTTGGTGATTTAGGACAAACTATTATCTATTCACAAAGTGGTTCATACTCTGGAACAATTACTACAACAGACAATGGACAATCTCAAACTGGAACAACAATAAATGATGATACCCTTCCAGTAGGAGCATCTCCATTCGGCAATTCTGGTTACGGTGCTGCATAACAAACACTAGAAACCCTCTTCGGAGGGTTTTCTTTTTAACATCTAATACACAATCCTTATAAATAGATGAAGAAGGAGACTGTGTTCGATGGCGACAATTTCAAATATTTTTATTGACCAAGGTGCTGATTTCAGCACAACTGTTACTATTTCTGATAGTAGTGGTTCTGCCTTGGACTTGACAGGATATACTGCACTTGCACAGGTTCGTAAGACATATGAGTCTACAACCTCAACTGCATTCACTGCCACTTTCGCTTCTGACCGAACAACTGGTCAAATAACAATCTCACTCACAGATACGCAAACTTCAACACTTGACCACGGACGTTATGTCTGGGACTTGCTTATTACTGATGCTTCAGATAATAAGACAAGAGTTGTTGAAGGTATTGCAACGGTTAATCCTAGTGTTTCAAGGAGTTCTTAATGGCAATTAAAGCAACCATTAACAATAATAGAACTGTAGTTGGTTCTGTTTCACAAGGTAACCAACCACAAGTCACTCGTGTGACTGTGCCAGGCCCAAAGGGGGACTCTGGTGCAACTGGTGGTAAACTGACTGAACTTACTGACGTTGATGCATCCTCTGTTCAAGATGGTGCGATGATACAATATGATGCAAGCACAGAAAAGTTCGCAATTACAAATAGAATCGAAACCGATTCAGGCGAAATTCGTCTGAACGGTGGCACGTTTTAACAACATAACAAGGTAGAAAAAAATGGCAACTATTATTCAGATTAAACGCACCACAACTGCCAATCTGCCATCCACTCTGGAACAAGGGGAACTCGCATATCTTTACGATACCTCTGCAACAGATACGGATGCCGGTGGTAACGGTGGTAGACTGTTCATCGGTGACCCGACATCGAACACAAATACTCCACTCATAGTTGGTGGTAAGTATTACACAGACTTGCTTGACCATGCAAATGGAACTCTGACAGCAAGTGCTGCTCTTATTGCAGACAGTAACAGTAAGATTGATAACCTCAAAGTCGATAACCTTGACTTGAATGGTAATGCAATCACATCCACAAATGCAAATGGTGATATTGAAATAACTCCAGCCGGAACTGGTAAGACTATTATTTCTAATCTCCACACAGATGCATCGACTTCTCTTACAGAGTTTGTTCAAGACATTACTGGTGGACAGGTAACTGCCGGTGAAGGCATTGATGTTGTCTATGACGACTCTGCTGGAACGACAACAATTTCTGGTGAAGACGCAACAAATGCCAACAAAGGTATTGCTTCATTTGATTCTGGAGACTTTGATGTAACCAGTGGTGCGGTTACAATTAAATCTCTTGGTGTATCAAATGCACAACTTGCTGGTTCTATTGCAAATACAAAACTTGTAAACTCAACAATTAGTATCTCTGCTGATAGTGGAACAACTAATGCAGTTGACTTGGGGGATACTCTTGCAGTCAATGGTGGAACTGGACTTTCCTCATCTGTTTCTGGTGATGCAGTATCTATTAAATTGGATGACACTGCTGTAACCCCAGGCTCGTATGGTTCGTCTACTGCAATTCCAACATTCACAGTTGACCAACAAGGTAGACTGACTGCTGCTGGAACTGCTTCTATTGCAACAACTCTTAACATTGCTGCTGACTCTGGAACTGATGATGGTGTTGAACTTGCAAATGACACTTTGACAATTACTGGTGGAGAAGGTATTGACACTTCTGTTTCTGGTGATACAATTACAATTGCGGCAGAAGATGCTTCTGATACAAACAAAGGTGTTGCATCATTTGCTTCTGCTGACTTTACAGTATCCTCTGGTGCTGTAACAATTGCAACTGGTGGTGTATCGAATGCACAACTTGCTGGTTCAATCGCAAATGCAAAACTTGTAAATGATTCGATTACAATCGGTTCTGATACACAGGCTCTTGGTTCTACAATCACAGACTTGAATGGATTGACTTCTGTTGATGTTGATAACTTGACATTGGACGGAAACTCAATTACATCTACAGACAGTAATGGCGATATCAACCTTACTCCAGACGGAACTGGAACAGTTATTGTTCCTTCTGGTTATGAGGGACGTGCTGGTTTCCAATCACAGTCTCTTGTAAACAAGGCATATGTTGACCAAGTTGCAAATGGACTTGATGTTAAAGCATCTGTTCGTGTCGCAACGACTGCTGACTTGTCTGCAACTTACAATAACTCAAACGGAACATTGACTGCAAACGCTAACGGTGCAATTGCAATTGATGGTGTCACACTTAGTGTAAACGATAGAGTTCTTGTTAAAGACCAGACAACACAAACACAGAATGGTTTCTATAAAGTAACAACAACTGGTGGTGCTTCTGCTGCATTCGTTCTTACCAGAACTCCAGACGCAAATGAGGCTTCTGAGATTACTGGTGGTGCGTTTACCTTCGTTGAAGAAGGAACTGCAAACGCAGATAACGGTTACGTTGCAACTCATAATGGAACTCCTACACTTGGAACTGACAACATTACGTTTGACCAGTTCTCTGGTGCTGGACAGATTTCTGCTGGTAACGGTTTAACAAAAACTGGTAACACTCTAGACGTTTCGGTTGACGATTCTTCAATTGAAATTTCGGGTGACAGTCTGCAAGTTAAGGCACTTGGTATTACCAATGCAATGCTTGCTGGTTCTATTGCAAACGCAAAACTTTCTAATAGTTCTGTAACCATTAACTCTAATGCAGTTGCTCTTGGTGCTTCAATTACTTTGGACACTGGTGACTTTGCAGAGAATGGTAACCTGTTCTATACAGACGAAAGAGTTGATGACAGAATCAATGCATTGTTCGTTGCTGGTGAAGGCATCGACTTGACATATGATGATGCAAACGGAACATTCACTGTAGATGCTGAACTTGCAACTGCAAGTAATAAAGGTGTTGCATCATTTAGTTCTGACAACTTCACTGTGACTTCTGGTGCTGTAACTGTTACTGGAATTGACGGTGGAACTTATTAATAGGTTCTAACAATGTCAACTGTAATCAAACTGAAACGCTCGGAAACGGGCGGTTCAGCACCCACAACCTCAGATTTAGAAATTGGTGAAGTTGCCGTCAATACGGCAGACCAAAAAATCTATATGCGTTCTAGCACTGGAATTGTTCTCGTAGCAGATACGGCTTCTGGTGGTGGTGCGGCTGGTTCTGCATTCACATCTATCGCAGTCAGTGGACAATCTACTATTCAATCTGATAGTTCTACGGATACATTAACACTGGTGGGGACAGGACTAAATAGTATAACAACGGATGCATCCACTGATACAGTTACAATCGGAACACCAACTGGTATTCCCTTTGTAAAGGAAGATGGAACATCTACAAGTTTGAATCTCAGTGTTGAGGCTGGA